CCCCCCCCGGGGGCCGGCCATGATGGCCCTGCCGTGCGGGACGAGGAGCCTGCGGTCATACTCTATCGGGCCCTTGTGGCTCGCTATCCAGTCGGCGATGCCCCCGACGAAGCCGGTCACGCCGTCCCACGCGCCCTTGAGGCCGCTCAGGAAGCCGTCGATGACGCTCCTGCCGGCACCGACCAGGAGCCCTCCCAGGTCGCCGAGGGCGGAGAGTATCCTGCCGGGCAGGCCCGCGAACCACTTGACCACCTCCGCGCCCTTCTGCGCGACCCCGGAGAGCAGGCCGCCGACGAGCTGGAGCCCGGCCGAGAGCATCCGGCCGACCGCGCCTGCCACAGCGGCGACCGCCTGCATGAGCAGCGTGCCGATGGCCGCGAGTATCTGCGGGGCGTCGTTGATGACCGCCGTCGCGAGCGCGAGGAAGAGGGTCACGGCTGCGGCCAGGATGGTCGGCAGGTTGTCCCCGATGGCCGTCGCCAGGAGCTGTATCACCATCGTCAGGGCGTCCACGATCTCCTGCGCGTGCTCGGACATGTACGTCATGACGCCCACCATGAGCTGCGCCACGGCGACGAGCAGGTACGGCAGGAGCTGCGCCGCCTGGGACAGGAGCGGGCCCACCACGGACGCGATGCCGGCGAGCAGCGACTGGGCCTCGCCAGCCCAGTCGACCCCGGCGAGGTACTCGCGCACCGTCCCGAGCGCGCTCGCCGCCGCGCCGACGAGCCCGGCCGCCGCGTCGGCCACGACCGGAAGGAGGGTCTGGCCCACCTGCGAGACGGCGGTGGGGAGGTACGAGACCACCGTCGTGAACACCTGCCCGACGCGTGGGGCGACGTTCGCCACCACGTTGTCGACGGCGCCGAGCAGGTTGCCGACGAGCGCTCCCACGTCCGCGTCCGGGTCGGCCAGCCCCGTCAGGAGGTTCTCCCACGCCGCCTTGGCCATGGTGACGCTGCCCTCGATGGTGCCGGCGGCCTCCTTCGCGGTGGTGCCGGCGATGCCCTGCGCCTCCTGCACGAGTTCGATGGCCGTGACGATGTCGCTGAAGCTGTCGATGCTCAGGTCGCTCGCCTGCCCGATGCTCGCCGCGTACGCGTTGGCGTCGTCGATGAGGCGCTGCATCTCCTCCTTGGTGCCGCCGTAGCCCAATTTGAGGTTGTCCAACATCGTGTAGTTCTGCTTTGCGAAGCCCTGGAACGCGTTCTGCACGTCTGCCATGTTGCTGCCGAAGACGTTCACGTTGTCGCTCATGGCGCGCATGGCGACGTCGGCCATGTCGGCGGCCCTGGCGGTGTCCCCGCCGAGGGAGTTGATGAGCGCGGCGGAGAAGCTGGTGGCCTGCTCCATGTACTGGTTGGCGGACATGCCGGCGGTCTGGTAGGCCTGTGCCGCGTACTGCTGCAGCTTCCCCGAGGCGTCGCCGAAGAGCTTGTCCACGCCTCCGACCATCTGCTCGTACGTCGAGTAGGCCTCTACGGCGCCGCCCACGACGGACTTCGCGGCGCTCGACACCGCGCCCGCCACCTGCTTAGTGACGTCCCACATGGCGTTGCCCATGGCAACGCCCCTGGCGATGGCGCCGGAGGTGATGCCCTCCACCTTGGAGGACGCCTGGTCGTCGACGCCTATCCTCACCATCAGGTCCAGCAGGTTCACCTTGTCACACCACCTTAAGCCCGGCGCCGTCAACGACGCGGCGCGCTATCTCCCCGAACCCCTCGCTCGGCCGTTCCCTCGGGTCGAGGTCGCCGAGCAGCGCCGTGTACGGGCGCTCCACGTACTCCCCCCGCGCGGCGGCCCTCACGCTGTCCGCGACGTACGCGCGCCACAGGGCGCGCTCCTCGTCCTCGCGGGACCTCGCGCCGGCGTAGGCGAGGAACGGCCCTACGCCGTCAGGTCCCCGGTACTCCCCGAGGCAGAGGAGGAGGCTGCGGCCGTCCCTGCGGGAAGCGAGCCAAAAAAAGCGAGCGCCTCCTCGTCGGTGAGCAGCTCGACCAGCCCCTGCAGGACCTGAGGGAGCGTGTGCGTCGCCTTCCACTCGCCGGCCTCCTGGCCGTCCGTGGCGGCGAGTATCGCGATCACGTCCTCCCCGTGCTCGGAGAGGAGCAGCGGGGCGGCCTGCGCGATGGCCTGCGCCTTGCTCGAGGAGCCGTCGGCGGCCCTGAGCGCGTCCGCGACGCGCCGGTCGGTGGCGATTGCCACGACCCTCGGGATGAGCACGCCAAGCACGTCCATGGCGCGGTCCGCGCCGATTTCGGAGAGCCTCATGCCTACGCCCCCGCCGTCTCGTCGGTCCCGGCCTTGACGTACACCTCGTAAGGCACCCTGTCCGGGGCGTCCATCGAGTAGTGCGCGGTCAGCTCGAAGTCCATCTGGCCCTTCTTCTTGTTGTCCGACTTGAGGGAAAACCCTCCGGTCGAGAGGGCGTTCTCCATGTGGATGGCGAGGAACCCCCCGTTCTTGTCGCCGTTCTTGTCGGAGTAGTCGCCGACCCACCAGACGTCCATGAAGTCCGCCTCCGTGAGGTCGTTTCTGGGCACGACGTGCGTGGGGTCCTTGGAGTCGACGTCTGCCGCGCCCACGAGCTGCCTCACGACCTCCGCCGTGGCGGTGACCAGGGTGCCGGACATGGTCACCTCGATGGAGTCGAGGCGCTTCAGCTCCTTCATGTTGGACGGGCAGTTGTCGATATCCTCGCCGAAGTCCGTGTAGCTGGGCTTGGCCTTGAACTCGACGCCTCCGCTCGTGGCGCCCATGATGTCGGTGCCCTTGAGTGTCGCGGTCTTCGGGTCGAAGTCCCGGAGCATCAGCCCGGCGTTAAGCTGCAGGTGCGAGAAGGTGTCAGACGGTATCTGGGTGAACTTCATTCCTGTCTCCTTAGATGGTCAGGTATTCGATGTTGATGTTTACGTATCGGCGCTTGACCTTCTCGTCCTCGCCCTCAACGGTGACGGCCTGCGCCCACGGGGAACCCTTCTTGACCCAGAGCATCCCACCGTCGCAGGGGAGCGTGACACCTCCCATGCCTATCGCCTGCGAAATCTCGCGCACCTTGGCATTTGGCAGCGCCTCTGAGTCGGTCCGATACCAGACGTTGACTGGCATGTTGACCTCGGGTTGTCCCCACTCGCCCAGCACAAGGTCGTAGGTGAGGTACGGGAACGTTGCTTGGTCTGGCACCGAGGAGGCAGCATAGGCGGGGATGCCGAAGCTGCTGAGGAACGTGTAGACGGCTGCCTCTGGCGTCATGTCAGCTGCCACCTTTCGGCGCTCACGTGCTGCACCTGCATCGATGCGGAGTCGGGCGTCTCTTCGTCCCCGCCCTGCGACGTGACTCGGTACACCTGCCCGTCGCTGGCCCTGAAGACGTCGTGGAAGTCTAGCGTGGTGCCCTTTTCGGTCCAGACCGTGAAGGTGGACGTCATGCCCTCCGACTCGGCAACTCGGGCCTCGATGCTGCTCGCGTGGGTGATGGTCGCGCTGAACTCGGGGCCATCGACCCACCTAGTCTCCCAGCCGCCCTCGCCGTCTGGTATCCGCGTCTTTTCCAGAAGCACGCACGTCTCTGCACGCTCCCCCATGATTCCGGGCATAGCCATCAGTACATCTTCCTCCACGGGTTGAGTTGCGAGGCAAACGCCGCCTGCCATCCTGTGAGGCCACCAGAGCCTGAATTTGCCGTCAGGTCGGAGCGGATGGAGTACGAGTAACCGTCGAAGCTCTCGGACTGATACGGGCTTGCTGCGGCCTGCTGGGTGGCAGTCCTGTTGAGCGCCACCCAGTCGGATATCTCTTCTGCCACGGCAAGCAGGGCCTTGGGTATCGCAAGCAGCGTTATGGTCCCGTCGAACGTCTCGTCGGACAGCTCTGTGTCGGGGTTCTTGTGGAGTCCGTCGTTCAGGTAGCTGCCCTCTATGCGGTACCACTGGCCGTCAAGCATCTGGTCGGTGATGGACGTAGGGAGCGAGCCGTCATCGATGCAGCACGTGCTGACTGGAATCTGCTCTCGCTCGAACCAGTTGTGGATGTGCCACAGGACTTGCTCAAGAATCCCTACGTCCATCGGTCACTCCTAACCAGCGGTCTCGATGACCTTGGCGATGTAGATGCTGTACGGGTTGAACAGCACGGGGATGTACAGGGTCGATGCCTTGGTCCACAGGATTGCGGGGTCCTTCTCGGCCCACTGGGTCATGTAGACGTAGGGGCTGACGCTGGAATCGCCCGACTGCTCGTAGTAGCCAGCAAGGTCTTCCTCGGGCGGCGCACCCCAGAGGCCAGCACCGAGGCGCATGCCGTTGGCGGTGCCGAAGAACGTGACTACGTTCTTGGGGAAGTAGCGCTTCGGCGATGCCTGCGGACGGCCATTGGCGTCCATGGTGTACGGGGTCGAATAGGTCAGGTCATCGGTGATGACGGTATCGATGCCGTACTCGTCGGACAGCCAAGCGCTGAGCGCGGTGTTGCTCACGAGCTGGCCCGTCATGTTCACGCCGTTGATTGCCTTCTGGACGGAGGCATTGGCGCGGAGCTTGGACAGGACGGAGCGGGACGTAATCATGCCAGAGATAGTGACGCCCACATCGGCGGCATTGTCGATGATGGTCTGAAGCTGGGCGGTCACGTCAGCGGAAGCGCCAGCGCCGAGGTCAAGGGTCAGGGACTTGTTGGCGTTCGGCACACCGTAGTCAACGGTAATGTCGATATCGTTCTCCTTGATGGTGAACTGGCCCGTGGCAAGAACCTCGGCGCGAGCCACCTTGGCGCGGGTGACAACTTGGTCGGCGAGGTCGGCGGCGAAGTCCATCACTCGGTCGTAAAGAGCGGCCTCCTGAGTGACGCCGCGACGGGTGAGCCGGCGCAGCAGCTCGGTCGTGGAGCGCTTGACCTTGATGAGGCCCTTCTCCACGTTGTGCTCGTCAATCGGAGCGGGGATGCTCTTCTGGGCAGGCACGTCGAAGGCATGGAACTGTGCCATCTGCGGGATGTTGTACTGGCTCTGCATCGTGTAGTACGAGGCAACGAGGTTGTCGGTCTGCTCGTCGGTGAACAGGCCCTCAAGCGGGTCGTTCGGTCGTGCTACGTTCTGGAAGCCCGTGCTCAGGAAGTCCTTGGGGTTGACCATGCCAAGGGTCTCGTTGATAAACTTAGCCATTGTCTACCTCCTAGGAAACGACGTCGGTGTAGGGACGGGTGATGGTCGGCTCCGTCAGGACGGTGATGCCCGTCAGAGCTTTGGCCGCAGCCTCGGCCAGAGCGGCGGGAAGTCGGCCACCGTAGATGGTGCCCTCGATTACGACGGAGCCGGGCTTCGCACCCTCGGTGACGTCGACGTCCTCGAAGAGGATGCCCTTGGCGGTAGCGCCGTTGGCAGGAATCACAGCGCCAGCGGGAACGACCTTGCGGCCATTCTCTCGGGTGACTGCCTGCGCGTGGTTGGCGGCGATGGTCATGGTCTGTCGGATGCAGGTCTCATCGTTGACGAGGAAGTGACCAGCGTTCCAGCCGTAGCCCTTTGCGGGGCCGTCGAAGTAGCTCATGCTTACTCCTTGCTTTCTGGTGCCTTACCGTATCTGCGCTCGTAGCGCTCCTGCATGCGACGTGCGACCTCGGGGTCTCCGCCCTCTACGTTGGGCGAGGGCTTGGTCGGAGGGTTGGCGGGGTTGCTGCCGTGAGTGTTCGACTTCACTACGAAGTCTGCCCACTCCTGCTTCGCGGACTCCTGAAGCTTCTCGGTGTCCTTCAGCTTGCCGTCCTCCATTTCGACCTTCGATAGGTCGGTCACGCGCATGATGGCGTCGATGCGCTTCGGGTCGATGCCCGCAGCCATCAGCATGCCACGATACGCCTGCGCCTTGTCCGCCTCTGCCTTCTCCGTGGCAACTTGGGCCTTGAAGTCCTCGAACGCCTGATGCTCGTCCTGATACTTCTGCTCCCACTCGTCACCACTGCCAGATGCGGCCTCGGCTTCCTCCAGCTTCTTCTGGAGGTCTGGCACCTGCTCAGCCTGCTTCTTGTAGGTGTCCCGCTCCGACTTTAGGCCTTCGGTCGTTTCGGTGTGCGCGGCGATGATTGCCTCAATCTTGTCCTCATCGATGCCCATGCCCTTGAGAAGCTTAACTGTGAGTGCCAACTTGTCTCCATTTCCTCGGAGTTGCGGTGGACTGTTCCTCGCCACCTGATTGCGGCAGACGGTTCCTCGCTGCCAGTACCACATAGGCTATCATAGGTCAAGGTGCATGTCAAAGAAATAGGGGCGATACGCTTTCAAAACGTATCACCCCCTGAAGCCTTCTGGTTCGATTGCGCTCGGTGTCCAGTTCGGGCTTTTTCCTATGGACTCGCTTTGTCACAGTCAGTAGTCCATGACAGCCACTGCGTACATCATTTCCCGTTCGGTGTCTATCGCCACCTAAGGTCAAGCGAGAATCCTAGGATAGCCACGAGTCTCTTTGGTGCTGCTTCTTGACCACGAGCCTCTTCGTCTTGACGAAGTAGCGGAGCGCGTCCATGCAGTGGTCATTCTCCTTCACGGGCTTGTCGCTTTCCGATTTCTCGTCCCAGACGTAGCCGACGAACTCCTTTTTGGTCTCGGTGCACGACTGGTCCAGACGAATCAGACCACGCTTGATGGCAACTGCCGTGTCCTGAAGCCCGTCAGCGACGGCATTGTCTGCGGGCAGTATCTTGAAGCGCCGCTCCTTGCAACGCCTCAGAGTCACGCTGAACGACACGGCGCTCGGGTCGATGATGAACGTCACGACGTCTTTGGGTATGTCCTTGCAGAACTCAACCATGTCGGCCATGTAGTCATCGTTGGTCTTCTGGTGCCCCTCGTCCCTGCCGCTGTAGCGGTACTCTTCGACGCAGTGCCATGCCTGACCGTCGAAGGCCCACTTGAGGGCGGCGAAGGCATTCTGCGTTCCGTAGTCGCACGACACGCACCAGTCAACGGCCTTGCCTCTGTCGAAACCTTCCTCGAACGCCTCCGCGTACATCGGGTAGACAAGCCCCTCTGCCTTGGTCCACAGTCCGAGAATGTATCGGTCGTAGTAGACAGTGCCCTCGTACTCGGCCTCTAGCGAGCTGACGAACTCTTGGCTCAGGAACGGGTTGTCCCACAGCTTGTAGTTCTGGACGTATATGTCGATGCCGCCGCCAGCGGAGTCGATGAACTTCTTGACGAAGTGCTCTGGTCCCGCTGGGTTGCATGCGGCGTGGCATTGGCTGTACGGAAGCGAGAGACGCGACTTCAGCATCTCGAACACTTCCTTGTGAATGTCGCAAACCTCGTCGCAGTAGCAGAATTTGATTTCGGAGCCTCGTATCTTCGACACTTGGCTCTTGTTCTCGGCTCCTAGGCAATAGACGCGCTCCCCGAAGAGCTTGGCGATGTTGCGGCTGTTGATTTCCGAGACAACCCTGTCACCCCATATGTCCCTCATCGGTGCGAGCACGTTTCGCTCTATGTTCTCCTTTGACGCGCCGAGAATCAGGTTGAGTCCCTTCCTTCCGCGAAGGCTCAGGATGCCGTTCGGTATCACGTACTGGATGGCGATGTGGCTCTTGCCAGAGCGGACGGCCCCCACCGCGAAGTTCCAACGGTGGTGGGCCTCCCTGACGTACTCTGCCTGCTTGGCCGTTATGGTCAGGCTATTTGGCATCTGCCGCGTCCGCAATCTTGACTAGGACGTCTTGGATTCCAGCCAGTGTCTCTTCGGCGGCTTCCTTTGCGGCCTTCTGGGCAAGCTGGACCTCGGGCTTGGCGTACTCTTCTGGGTACTGTCTCTCTAGCATCCATGCCGCCGCCTGCCATGCGCCCCCGTCTGCCGCCCTGATGATGCGCTGTCTCAGCGCGGTCTTGAACTCGGCCTCGGCACCTTTTAGGGCCTTTCCAAACTCCACTTCGGCATCGTTCTTCGGAGTGTTCATCCACTTGTAGAACGTCGACTCGCCGATGCACAGCTGGGCGATTATGTCCTTGTTCGACATTCCTTGCTTCTTGAGCCGCACGGCCTCTGCCGTCAGCTCACTGTTGCATCTTGGCTTCGACATTCCTGATTCCCTACCCCTCTGCGGCAAAGTCTATATCGAAAAGCGAAGGCTGCTTCATGGCTAGGGCCATTTCCTCGTCCGAAAAGAAGTCTGCCTTCGTCTTTCCCATGCGCTTCCCCTTGATTGTGTGGACGTCGTACACGTACTCTGGTATCTCGGCCTTGGTCCTTCGGACCTCATCAAAGTAGGCCTCAATCTCTTCGTCGGTCAAGCCCCACTTTCGGTCGTGCACGTAGTTCGATAGTAGGTCGGCGTCCCTGTTGTGCTTGCACTGGGATAGGAGAATCACTGCCTTCGATATGAAGACCCTTCCTCCCATCCTGTCCCCCGACTTTCCCTCGTTCACCATCTTGAACGCTTGGTACAGCGACCAGATTTCCTGAGTCACCACCCCGTAGCAGTCCTCGGCGCTGATTGTCAGAAGCCTCTTCCAGCAGTACTTCGAGTATCGGGGGAAGAGTTCCAGCGCCATGTAGCCTGCGAGCTTCAAGTCTCCCCTCCTTATCGATTTCTGCAGTGCGCTTGAGACCTCGTAGAAGTCGTAGCCGTTCTGGGTCACTAGGTTCATCATACTCCCATCTATCGGGTTGTCCGTAGGATTAGTATAGCATATCAGTCCGCCTTCTGGTACGTGGATTTGCGAATGTCGTTCGATTTGATGACGGCCTTGAGGAAGTCCGAGTCGAACTGGTGGGCGATTGCGGGCACGTCCTTGTCGAGGCAATGGGACTGGTACCACGGGTGGTTATCGTAGACGAACGTGTGCGCGGGGTTGACCCGTGGGTCCAGATTGAAGTTTTCGCGCACGGTGTCGTAGTCGATTCCAGCGGAGTTGCACATCTGCCAGAACTCCTGACAGAAGGATACCTTCGTGGCGAGCCAAGCGTTCTCCATGAACTTGGTCATTTCCGCTTCCTTGGCCGTGCACTTGTGGAACGTGTGCCGTGCGTCGTAGACGTCCTGCAGGAGCTGCTGCACCATGTGGCAGGTTTCGCTGTCCCCGCCGAGCACGGTGAAGTCGAACGCGAAGTTGTTGCAGTGCTGCGTGCCGCCGTAGTACTCTGGGCTGAACACCACTCGCCTGCCCGACTGTGCGAGCCTGTCTGTGGTTCCCACTGGCACCGTCGATTTGATTACGTACACGTCGCAGTCGTTCTCTTCGATGGCGTTGAAGACTTCCGTGACGTCGAGCTTGTTGGCGATGAGCGGCGTGTCAACGCACACGAACCCGAACTCGTGGTGGTCGTGGTGCTTCCTGATTCCCTTGTACTTGTCGCAGACGTCTGGATTCAGCGCGGCCAGCTCGGCTTCCAGGTTGGTGCCCACGACTCCGTGGCCGATGATGAGAACCCTGCTGTCAGTCATAGTTTACCTTCTGCCTTCTCTTGACCTTAATCGATATTGACTTCTTGTTGCTGTGATTGTCCGATATCTTCAGGTAGTCGCCCCAGCGGCTCTTCAGATACTCAAGCTCCCGCTCGTCCGACTCCTTGGTGCGAGTCTCTGACGAGCCGCCCTTGTTGGAGTCCCTTACCTGTGCGAACCAGTAGCGCGTGTCGTTCCAGATGATTCTGTCCACGAGCAGGCATTGCATCGCGTAGTCGATATCAACCCTGTTGTGCCCCTCCGCGAACCAGAACCTTCGGTCAATCACCCCAACGACCCCTCCGACCCAGCCAGTCAGCGAGAACGGTTCGTAGCCCTTGTACTGCCGTATGTCCTTCTGGAAGAATCCGAAGAAGTGAACGCCAGCATCCATCGCCATGATTGCGGTGTTCACTATGACGGCCATAATCTCTTCGGGGTCTTCGATTCTGCGGGTCTTCGCACCAGTCACGCAGTAGAGCATCGTCAGGTCATCGTCCATCATGACGATAGTGCGCTCGTCAAACATCCTCAGCACGGCGTTTCGCGTGGTGCCGAGGGTTATCGTGTCATCGCTGACGGTCACAATGTCGTGGTCGGTGGCCTGCTCGTACAGCTCCCTCTGCGACTCAGGAACGACTATCTCCACCCAGCTCGGGGTCATCTTGTCCGTCGTTATCGTGTCGCTCCTGCCTCGGCTCAGAATCACTACCCTGATGCCCAAGCTTCTCAATGAGTCTCTGTCCATCGATGACCCTTCCGAGGCCTACCTTCTTCGTGCCGTTGTATCCGTAGTCCAGCCTCTTGACGTCGAACTTGTTGATCACGTTCACCCAGTCAAGCTCGTTGCTGAAGACAAACACGAGGTAGTCGTGATGCTCGAACGCCTTGATATCCATGTCCGCGAGAGGGTAGTCCCTGCCTGCCGACTTCGCGGCCTTGTCTTCGTCGGATTCCGTCTCAAACCCGAACTCGCTCATGTCCATGGATATGTTCATAAGCTCAAGCGCGAGCACTGGTCCGTCAAAGTCGGTGTTCATGGTCAGCTTGTTGTGCACGAGCGTGTACGCCCGTCGCTGCTCGTCGGTCAGGTGGTCAAGGAAGATGACGGGTGCCTCTTCGTACCCCAGCTTCTCAAGCGCCATCAGGCGTCCGTGTCCCTCGACAACCTCAAGCTGCCCACGCTGGTTGTGCCATACGGCTATCGGGTCGCAGTTGCCGAACTTCTCAATCGATGAGACGAGCTGGTCAACCTGCCACTCTGGGTGCTCCTTGGCATTCCCAGCATATGGGACGATTTCGCTCAGGCTCACCATGTGGGTCTGTAGGTCGGTACTAACCATCTGACCTCCCTAGGTCATCCCGCATCAGGCCCTTGATGTAGCCAGACTTGTTGGGCACGGTGCTCAGCTTCTCGACCAGCTCAGGCTCACGCTCTGGGTTGAATCGCAGGAGCACCTGAACGACCTTGGCGGCGTATCTGCGATTGGCCTCACGCTGTCGCTCAGCCCTCTCCTTCTCGCTCAGCATTCACTCTCCTTGCTTTCTGTGTGTGAGCGCTAGTATACCATATTTCAATCTGCTATACGTCTGACTTCTTGGCGCGGGCAAACGGGCAGAAATCCGACACAGGGCAATAGCTGTCGCACTTGGTGTCCTCGCCTATGCGGTGCCGGATGTGTGTATCACTGAATAAACTCAAAGCCGTAGCCTCCTGTATGCGCAAGTTGCCCATGGCAACACTTCGATATGTTACTGATTTGTGCGTTGCTGGCTTCTGCTGCTTTTGTCAGGCTTGCAAACTCAACCCCATCTGAGCGTCTTACCTTTTTGTGATTGCTTCTTCTGTTCTCTGCCTTAATGAGGCCCGTTCTGATAGCATGACGAATATTGTGTCCGTGTGTGCACCATTCAAGATTCTCGACTCTGTTGTTCTCCTTGTTGCCGTCAATATGATTCACTTCTGGGAGTCCGTCTGGATTATCGAGGAACGCAACTGCTACAAGCCTGTGGACCTTGATTGTCTTCTCTTTGCATCCTTTAATAAGTTGAACGCCATAGTACCCGTCACGAGACTTTACTTGTCTCCTTATGCGTTCCTTGATGTGCATGTCTAGCGTCTTGCCGCCACGACGCATTTGTACAATTCTGTCTAGGCTCTTGACCCTTCCGTAATTGCTGACCTGATAAAACCCTTCGTATCCTTCGATATCCTTCCAGACTTCCATTTGCCCTCCGTTGGTATAAACTGGTTACTAACTACATGGTAACACAGTTTGTCCGTGTGGGCAAAATTGAGCGACTGGGCAATACATGAGGCACTTTGTATCTTCGCCTTTTCTATATTCGACGTGAAAGCCTTTTCCCTGCTTCTCTGATAGTTGTGCGGCAAGGCTGTTAGCCGCATCCTCGGAATCGAGAACTCTGGTGGCTCTTTTCGCGCCGAGCTTGACCACCGCCCACTTATCATCCTTGTGCCATCTCTGCTCTTGTGTGCATGGAATCAGCTTACTGTCGGGCCTCTTTTCCTGCTCTTGAACCTCCGTAAACCACCCTGCTATGAAGTTTTCTGCAAGCTCCATGTCATGATTGTTGAATCGCCACGCCACCTTTTGGACCTGATGTTGTGGGTAGTCGCTATCGAATCGGGCCTTCGACTTCACCCAATCCCTTAGAATCATGACTATCTCGCCGTTCCAAGCCTCGAACCCCATCTGCTGCAACATCCAACAATATAGAAGCACTTGCATCTTGTAATCATCGAATTCCTGCTTCTGCCACTTAATTGTCCCTGCGGTCTTGTAGTCGGTGACGATGCCCGTGCTATCATCGTACAGGTCGAAGATTCCAGAAAGCGAGTACCCGCTGAGGCTACCGTCAAGCTGGCAGTCAATCCAGTTCTCCTTCAGCTGGCTCTCGCTCTCATCGGCGCTTTGCAGTATCTCGTGCACGGCGCTTCCGAAGATGGCCCAAACCCTGTCGGCCACATCGTCGGTCAGCTCGTCGCTGTGGCGTCTCTTCAGGATGGCCTCGCACGTCCCGCCAAGAAGCTCGGTCACGCTGTAGCGGCCTTCGGTGTACTCGTGGTCATTGGTTGCCGCATCCACAAACGGCTGTGGCAGGTTGAGCTTGTTGGTCAGAATCATGATGCCTCCTTACATCGATGCCCATAGGGCACCAGCGAACAGAAACGCATAGAAGAGAATCGACACGATGACAAGCTGAACCCCAGTAATCAGGTACCCAAGGATGCGCTTCGGCCTCTCGGCCTCCCACTGCCTCTGCGCCTCCCTCCGAAGGTAGCGCTCATACCGCCTGCGGTGGACTTCTTCGTAAAGCTCGTTCATGTCACTCACCCCTCGTCTGATAGGCGAACTCTTCCAGAAAGAAGATTGCCTCGTAGGCGTCGTGCACTGGAAAGCTGTTGTCGGAGGTCTTGCCCTCCGCCTCCTGACGCTCAATCCATGCGTCTAGAATCCTTCTAGCCCTCAGCAGTGTGTCGCGCTCGCGTGCGCTCAGCTTGCCGTCCTTGGTTATGACCATACTCCCGTCTACTCGTAGGGGTCCGTTTCCCCTTCTCGCTAGGTATAGTATAGCTTATGGCTCGCGGTGACGTCAAGCGAGAAATCCAGCTAGTTTTCGGATTCGACAACCATGTCATCGAAGTCCATGGTTCGCTCACTCTAGTAGCAGTCAATCACGATGTACTCGTGCCATTACTCGTCCTTTCTGCTCGCAAGCTCAGAGACGTACTGCGCTATCAACTGTTCGCGTCGCGTTATCTCTTGGTCCAGTCCACTTCGATTCCCAGCTCGCGCATGCGGTCGCGGTACCTCCACTCATCGTACTCGTCACATTGGTCCTCGTACAGCTCCCTCACCAGCTCGCGCAGCTTGGCGTTCTCGTCTTGCTCGGTCATTATCTGTCGTTCAACGGACTCGTTGTAAGCATTCATAAGACGTTGGTACCAATAGTTCCACGTGTCATTCTCTCCACAATCGGACAGACCAGCGGCGTCGAGACATTCACGCAGCTCTTCCGAGAAGATGGTTATTTTCACCCGTCCACCTCGATTCCCAGCTCGCGCATGCGCTGCTCGACCCACACCGTCTCACCTGCGCAGTACGGCCCCCAGTCATGTCCTCTGACGAAGCAGCGGTGCATGTACTCGACCAGCTCCCGCAGCTTGGCGTTCTCGGATGACGTTAGTGACCTTCATCGTGCATCATCTGTGCTCGATGAGGCCCCATGTGCGCTTGCAGTCTTGCCAGACCTCGGCCTTTGCACCGCAGAACGGACAGGGCGATAGCTCGTCGCTCGTTCGTTCACTGTTTGAACGGCTGCACGAACCGAGCGTGGCAGCGATGGCCTGCTCGGGGTCAGTAATTCCAACAATCTTCACCGCCAGCATTGGCATGCCGTTTGATTGGAACCCATAAGCAACGCACTCTCGCCCATCAGGGCAGTTCCAGAACGTAAGTCCTTGTGCAACCCAATAGTCAATGCCAGCAGCATCGAGCGCCTTATGCAGTTCGGGCCTAAGAGTGTGCGGATAGCCGCTCTCCGCCCAGCGCTCGTCCAGCAGCGCCTGCGTGCGCTCGGTCGCGGTAGGTTCGAGTTCGGTGCCAGTAGGTCCTAGCTCGCTCATGCCTCGCTCCAATCGTACTGGTCGAACAGCTCCTTGCTGCCTAGGAAGGTCAGCCTGTGTGGCTGCACCTTCTGGCATTGGCCGTCCTGATGCTCCACGATGAAGTAGCCATCCTGTGTTGGCATGGGCCAGACAAACACAGGGACACGGGCAACCTCTACGTATTCGACTGCGTATGCGTCATAGAGGTCACCAATCGGCGCTCTGTCCTTGCGCTCCCTGATTGAGAGCATCGCCTGACGCCTTGGGAACTCGCACTTGAAGGTTGCCGCTGCCATTACTCCACCGCCTTCAGCCCTTGCGCCCGCTCGTGCAGACGGTCGTACTTGTTCCAGTAGCCAAAGAACTCGGCCATGGTTCCCCATACGCCAAGGGCTGAATCAAGCTCCTTGTCGTAGTCGCGCACAAGCTGCTTCAGGCGCATGACCTCGGCTCGTAGCTCTTGCTCGCGTTTGGCCTGAATCTGCTCCTCAACGGGTGTTGTCGATACTGCCATTACTGCTCCTTTGCATCATCTGTCAAGCATAGCTTCGCGGCGTACTCGGCGATGAGGGATTCTTCTTCATCGTCTGCGTCGCTGTCCCACGGCGTGTCCCCCCACTTCTTTAGCATCTCCCGCAGCAAGTCTTCGACGGTCGGCTTGTGGTAGTGGCGATAGTTCTTGGCAAGCCCCATGCGGTAGTAGCTGTCGGACTCATAGCCTGCTAGGCATATGGAATCCTCGGAAACCGCCACCACAAGTCGCGGAGTGTTCCAGTCCACAACCTTGTCCCCCACGCGAATCGGCATCCCGTCAGCGTCCACGGGCAGACGCACCCAGCCGTGCTCGGCCATGGCGTCCTCGTGCTGACCCAGCCAATCATCGGCGCTTGCAAAGCCCTCGTCGTACCCGTCCTTGTAGCTCGAGCCCTGCCAATAGGACACCTTTGCTCCATGCTCCGCGTCTATGCGGTCGGCGATGCGGAGTAGCGTCTCCAACACCCCATGAACGACATGCTGTGGCGGGTATGTCGTAAGCTCCCTGTCTCGCAGCGTGTTATCCTCTGCCCACTTCCTCAGCTCGTCAGTGATGCTCATCGCTGCTCCTTTCCGAACTTTTCGATGTACTCGTATGCAGTGCCGCTGAATATCGGCGTGCGCTCCATGGCCACGTCGTAGTCTTCGTCCCAGCCGATGCCGTAGACGCTGATGATGACTGGGAGCTTGCCGTCATGCTTGGCTCCCCAGCGGTGGTCTACCAAGCCCTCGACCACGTAGAGGTATTCGAGGTCTCCGTGCTGGCAACCCTTCGGCTCGAACTCGACCGTGCACGGCTTTCCGAGGAACTTTGCCAAGAACGGCTGGCACCATGCTCCGGTGTCGATTCCCATGCCATCCGCCTCGATGACCGCCTCGGCCATGTCAATGCCGTGACCCTCTGGATACCCGTCGCAGTGGCGGTAGAACCGCATCAGCTCTTCGGTCTCTGCCTGCTCGCCCCAGTAGGTTGTCTGCCTGATGATGGTCGCGCTGCGTGTGCTCATAGCCACTGATTCCTCTCCGATGCGATTGCCTGTGCCGCCCTCTTGCTCTTCCTGAACGAGCCGAACACTGGAACATATGCAAATCCTTCCAAGTGCACGTACCACATGCCGCTCTTCTGGTCTTTGCTTACCACGTATCTCATCTATGCTCTCCCTCCAAACGCCTTCCTCGCCCTCTTGAGGTTGTTCTGGTCGTTCTTGCCCTTCTTTGCCTTCTGGAACTCGAACCGAACTCGGCAGTCTGGGCAATAGGCATCCGCGAAGAATGTCGAGTAATTCATGATGCCGTCGAACTCCACTGCCTCGCACCCACAGAATGGGCACCGGTCTGGGTCGGGGTCTGCCCTCTGATTCCACCGCTCCAACGTCTCCGTCAGCTGCGGGCCACCGATTCGATGCGTGCCAGCGGGCGGGTAGAACGTGAACTCCGTCAGACAATGGTTGCAGTAGATTTGGTCATACGAGTACGGGCCACCCTCTCGCCAGCTCGTGTCGGTGCTCCCACAGAAGGGGCACGGCTCCTGCTCCCCGCCGTCGCTGGTTGCGTATGCGCTACTGAGAATCACGGCTACCACTCTTCCTCTCCATCGTCCCACTCGTCCTCATCGTCGTACCACTCGTCTTCCTCGTAGTCATCGACGTCCTCATCCTTGACGAAGTGGTCCCACATGTCTTCGGTTTCAGTCTCGCGGAGGGCGGGGTTGTCACCAAGGATTTGGAGGACCGCCCACCCGAGCTGGTCCAGAGCCGTCTCGTACCGCTTGTCCGAGTATGTTCCCCACATCTGGCCGATGGAGTCGATGACGTCCTTGTTGCCGTGAGCGTGCTCTAGGAGATATCGGCCAGCGGCGTTGCACGTCTCGTTGCCGTATCCGATGCCCAGTTTGTCACCATCGTTGAAGTACCGATAGGCGATTCGGCTGAAGGCCCTGACAATCTCGCCAGCCTCGGTCTCGGCCTTGCCGCAGCTCGGCACCAGCTCATCGAACAGCTCATCCATCTTCTTGCTCAGCTTGTCGTTCATGCCTACTCCCATCTACTCGGGGTTTCCCTTCTCGCTGAGTCTAGTATAGCAGATGGTAGGCCGACTACCTGCGAGAATCTTTGGAATTGTCCGTTAATGTTGCCTATCGGGCCAAATCGCATCAGAGGGCCTGAGAGGTACCTAGACAGGCCTGCGAGCCGACAGTTGAGTAGTAATCCTTACGGTTGGGCCTATCTCGCGTTTTGGATACTCACCCTTGCCAAGCTCGCATTTTATGCAAAAGCTGGCGTGTATCTACTTGTCCATCTTACCGTCCCGTGCTTCCGTAGCCATTCTCGCCACGCTCCCCTCCCTCGACTTGCTCGACCTCTTCAAACTCAGGGTAGTACACAGGCGTCACCACGAGCTGAGTAATCTTGTCACCGCGATTGAACGTGTACGGCTCGTCGCTCAGGTTGTGCAACCGCACCCGAATCTCTCCGCTGAAACCTTCGTCAATCAGACCCTCGCTGATGATATCGTGGTTGGTGTTCAACCCAGACTTCGAGCGAATGTCGCACTTGGTGTTCGACGGAATCTGGATGTGAACGCCAGTGTTGACGGTGTGGCTCGACCTCGCGGCAAGCACGAACGACACGGGCGTCCGAATGTCGGCACCAGCGTCGGTGTCGTGCGCACGCTCTGGCATGAACGCGCCTTCGTCAAGCTGTACCTTCACCTTGCGCAGGGCAAGCATCTTGAACACTCGGTTCACTGCTCCCAGTGCCGCCTCGTTGATTGCGGCAATCACGCTGTTGGGTGCCTTGTCGTAGTCGTACTCTCGCTCCATTACCATTCCCTTCTTTGCTTGTGTGCCGTGACCTTCTTGCAGGTCGGGCAATATAGGTGCTTCACGTGGTCATAAGGGCACCGCCATTTGCGATGCCCCCTGCCCCTACTCTTCCGCCCGCTCCAAGTCCTCGCGAATCAGCCTCTTGATGTACCCCTGCTTGCACGGTACCTCATCGAGGCGCGCGAGAACGTCCTTGTCGGTGCGGAGATTCAGCTTCAGGTGAACCTGCCGCGTGTTCGCCGCGTCGTACCTCTTCTGTGCCTTGATTTGGGCTTCCGTTGCCACTGGCGTCACCTCCTATATTTCGATTTCTTCGGACTCATGCCGCCCTGCATCCACTCTGCCTATTGCTGAGCGGACAGCGTTTTCGCTCCTGCCAGTGCTGTCTGCTATGTCTTCCGTGGTCTCTCCAGCCACGTTCAGGAGCCATGCAAGAATATCGTCGCTCCTGTATCTCTTGAGTGCAGCCCTTTCTGCCAGTGCTCCTGCGACACGTGGAACTGTTTTCCTCCCGAGCGCGATTGTCGCAACGTGGCCTCCATCCACGCAGAAGCTTATCCTTGCTGTAACCTTTCGAGGTTTCATGCCTGTCTCCCTAGTCGAGCCTGCTGCCGCATGTTGGGTCTATCAGGTCGGCGATGTTACGTATGTCGGCGCTGTCGAAAGCCACGACGGTCCCGTACACCTTGTACTCAAGCCCGAGAGCACGGGCCACGTGGCTCGCTTCGGTCGCGTCGTGTGCATCAGCCATCTGCCTCAGCCTTTCCGCCACCTCGCGGCGCTCGTCGCTAGTCATCGTCATCGCTGCCCACCTCTATCTTCTCGAGCTCGCGCGGGTCGAAGCCTCCACAGCTTGTGCGATAGCGCCTGTCTCCCACTGCGCCCATGTGCAGGTTCACGGACCAGATGCCACGGGTGAAGCATACCAGCGTCATGCCTGTGACCTCGCCCTGGGCGACTGGCTCCATGCCATTGAAGACTAAGACCTCGTCGCCGATATGCAGCGTCTGGCCCTTGCGGTCCTTGGGCAGCTCTACCGTTTCAGCGCTCGTCATTCCGTACCTCCTCCATCTTTTTTGCGAGATCGAGAAGGCAGTCCGTCACCGAGTAACAAAAGTCGCCAATCCCCACCACGGCAGCATAGGAAACGTCGTAAAGCGCCTGCCCCATTTCCCGTGCTGCCGTGTCGAACAGCGGCTCCTGCTTCGGCTCACGAATCCTTGCGTGCCTGTTCCTGTCCTTTGCCACTTATATCCCTCCTCTGCAACCTGTACCTTGACTCGAATCCCCTGCACGTAAGCGCACGCAGCACCGGGTGCAGCACGCCCATTCCTCCCCGCGCCTTGCATATCCACAGGTCAGGCAGGTCCGGCGTCATGGGCATCAGGCACTCGGAGTGCTTGCAGTCTTCGCACCTACGCATCGCTGCCGCTCCCTTCCAGCTCTCTGCCGCAGTTCGGGCAGCACCTGAATGCCGGCACCGGCTCGAAATCGCTGCCATCTCGCACCCAGAGCGTGCTGCCAAACCACGAGTCCCACATGCGGAAACGGGCCCCGCAATGCGGGCATTCTGCCCATGAATCCTCATCGAATTCGCGTAGGATTCCGCCATTCGGTTCCATTTCAGCGCTCGTCATGCTCTGCCTCCTCCACCGGCTCGTAGCCAAGCTCGCGGATGGCCTCGCCGCCTGTCATGTCCTTGTGCCACACGCAAATCTCCTCCCAGCTCGTGACCCTGTCGCTCGTCGTCAGGTCATACGGGAAGGCCATCGTCTCGCAGATGTGGGCGTTGAAGTCCACGTAGATAGCTTTATCGTCCTCGGTATACCAGAACTCGCTGGTGCCGTAGCCCGGGTTCACGTCACGGTGCATTAGATATGCCTTCATCGCTTGCCCTCCCTCTTCTCGCCCCACGCACAGAATCCGTCTGGTTCCTTGGGCCCGTCGCTTCCCCTGTCCTTGAATCGCACGCAGCCGACCTGCTCCACCGCCTTGCCCCATATGCAGTCCCTGCATCGCACCAGCTCGCCGGTCATGCGGGCGTTGTAGATGCCATCGGTCGTGTCAACGATGTACTCCGCCATCAGGCATCGCCCCCGCCCGTGACGCGTGCGCCGCAGTTGGGGCAGAAATTTGGCCACGGCTTGAGTATCGGCTGCATGCATACCGAGCAGTGCGGAAGTCGCATGTTCTCCTCATCAAATGGGGCAACCTCGCACGTCGGGTCTATCAGGTCGGCCACGCGCCTGCTCACGTCCGTCCAGCACCAGTCGCCGTCGGGGTCGATGCCAAGCGCGTCCACGAACGCCATGATTCCCCGCGTCTTGCGCAGCCTCGCCGCCACCTCGCGGCGCTCGTCGCTAGTGGATGTCATCGAAACCAGCCCCAAACCCATAGTCGTAGGTGCATGCCCAATGCTCTTTATTGCAGCTCATGGTCGCACCGTACTTCGGCGTGCCTCCGCAATTGTCGCCCCAGAAGTCGAAGTGCCACCCCAGGAAGTCGAACTCCTTGTCGTACTCTTCGGTTGGGTACCTCTCGTCTCCGTACAGCTCGTAATCGTCCCATCCGAACCTGCGGCAAAGGTCATCGAACGTATACAGTGTCGGCTTGTCCTTGCCGTTCCCCCACTCGTACAGCTCTGGCCAGCCCTGCTTGTAGCAGCCGACACGGATGATGCCATCTCCCATGACTCCATGGTGGGAATGCTCGAACCACTCGCAGCCGTCAGGGTGCTTCAGGATGTTCGCGAATATGCGGATTCCAGAAGGCAATGAGGCCTCGTCGGTGTCGTATACGCCTACGTCCTCTTTATCGGTTCTGCGCTCTCCGTTGAGGTACACGAACGCGCCGTAATCGCTATATGCCATCGCCGTCACCGTCCTCAACTGGCTCGTATCCCAGCTCGCGTATGGCCTTGCCTCCGGTCATGTCCTTTCGCCACACACCAAGCTTCGTCCAGCTCTTGACCCTGCCGCGCTCCGTGTCATACGGAAGGACTATCGTCTTGCAAATTTTGACGTTGAAGTCGACGCAGAGGGCCTTGCCGTCCTCGGTCTTCCACCACTCGGTGACGCCGTATGCAGGGTTTTCGTCCCTGTGCATGAGATATGTCTTCATCGCCTTCCCCTCCCGTTCCTCAAATCAATCGCATCGAGCATTGCCGGCCCGTCGGCGCCGTGCGGGGCGTGGCTGCAGAAGTGGTCGCGTCCGACCTATCCCGTCTCGTCATCTGTGCATGCGTGCCACGGTCCCCACTCATCCTCTCCGCCAGCCTGCGGATGCGGTCGGCGAACTCGTGCCTTAATCGCTCATCGCCCTCGTCGTCAATTGGCACGACCGTCTCTATGTCGTACGCGATACGCTCCCAGCTGTCGGGACGTTCATGGGTGTAGTGGCTTGGCGTGTGGTCATGGCTGCTGTTCCCGTCAACGAAAATGTCGAATCCTTCGCAGTGCACCGAAAAACTGGTCACAATTACATCGTTTCCGGCGCTGTCATATATCGTGTCCCCCACATGGATGGGCACGCCGTCTGCGTCCTTTGGCAGCTCGACCATCTCGCGGTCGATGCGCTTGGCCATGCGCTTCAGGTCGGAAATCTCGATTGCGCTAAGTACTTCAGCATCGGCAAACTCTCGCAGCTCGTCGCTAATCTTCATCGTCATTTCCCCCATCTTCCTTCCTTCCGGCAACCCTGAGCCTGTACGCTTCCATGCGTGCTAGCCACCTAGCCGTGGCATGCATGTCTTCCTGCACGTCATGCACCCTGTCTGCGAGCGTGGATATCTGCCAGATCATGGCAAGATTGGCTCCGCAGAGCGCCATGAGCGCAATGAGCAGCACCTTCCCGTCGATCATTCCGCGTCCTCCTCCATTCCTTCTCCTGCATAATCGCTGTCTTCGTATGCATCCTCATCCATGGCATCGAAATGCTCCTCGGCGAGCATCATGTCTGCCTCCCATGAGATGCGGTCGACCTCCTCGATCGACTGGCACATTCCATCCTCCATTCCGGCGGTGGCACTGCGAGGCTCTGAGAGCCTTTTTGTAGTGCCATTTCCGCCGAACACGATAAGTTGTCCATCTTCTGCTTTGCAGCGCCTGAGATTCGCTCTAGTTCGCTCTGGCAGCTATTTCCGTAGCCTCGCGTCAACGAGCATGACCATATGAACCAGACTAGTTCTCGTGGTTCTTGAGGGCGTCGGTGAAATCGTCGGGGTCGATATCGTCTATGCTCTCGGCGTTGGGGTACTCGTCGCGGAGCTGGATTGCGGTTCCCCATACGTCCCAATCCTCGGGGTTCTGGTCGCTGTTGGTCAGGTAGTCGTTGATTGCGTTCTGGAAGTCGTTGAGGTTCATCATTGCTGGGTTCCTTTCTCTCTCTTTCCTTGCTTGCTGTAGCAAGTATACACCTATAACGTTCAGTTGCAAGTGAGAATCGAGAAGTTTTTCAAAAGAAAATGGGGCTGGTTTCCCAGCCCCATTCGCTGCTAGATGATGGCGATTATGTCGTATTCCTCTTCATCGCTTAGAAGGTAGAAGGATGCCACGCGGAGACGTGAACGCATCCCGTCGCTCATGTCTCCAACCTTGCCTTCGTAAAGGCACCTATCGCCCTCGTCCGGCCACGTGTTATAGACGATAATCGTCTGCTCGTCCCTGAGGTCATTCCACATTTTCTTTCCTTTCTCTCTATTTCCCTTCTTGCTGATACTAGTATACACCTATACACTAGGGTTGCAAGCGTGAATCGCAAAAAAGATGGAGCCTGGTTCCACGCCTCTACGCATTGTCGGCCTCCATTACCTCAAGCTGGAACTCAAGCTCATCGATGACGGCCTTGAATCCTGCGCACTCGCTGAGCGCAATTTCTGCCACCCAGTATGAGCCATCCCTTATGGCCGCTATTGCGTCATCCTCGCGGTCCTTCAGTCGGGTCTTGTAGCTGCCGATGCTGGTCTTGACGAAATCGACGTCCATGCCATACTCCCCTCAACTTGGTCCGTCCCTTGCCTAGGAATAGTATATCATATGATTGGCCCGCCATCAGCGGGAATATTGCGGTTCTCTGGGTGGATTCGCAGGTCTGGTCCGTCGAACCTCACGCCCTTGCACGTCTCGTGGATTCTGCTCACGATGGCGTCTGCCGTCTCTAGGTCACCTTCGATGGTCAGACGGTCGCTCAGGTCACCGAGATTGTACTGTGACGTGTAGATTGTCGGCCGCATCTGGTTGTACCGCTCGTCAATGAGTCGAAAGAGCCGTTCTATGGCCCACCCTGTCGGGTTGCCCTTACCTATGTCATCGAGCACGAGCAACTTGCTCACCGCCGCACGCTTGTAGGCCCTTTCCTCCTGCTCGCCCCACTGTCCCCTGAGCGATGCGAGCCAGTCTGGCACGCTCATGAACCGTGCCGACACCCATCCGTCCCGCTGCTCCCTGCGGACGTAGGCCTTCAGAATCTCACATGCCTTGGTGGTCTTTCCCGTGCCCTTCTTTCCAGTCAAGTACATGCCACCAGCGGCCTCCATGTCAATGAGCCCGTCATGGTCGGGCTTGACGTCCCAGTACCTCTTGGGTACTCCCGTTTTGTGCCACGCCCTCGTCAGGTCGGCTTGCAGCTTCCTTCGCGCCTCTTCGGACTCGTGGGCCTTCTCGCCCTCGCACCCGCACACACGGCTCTGTATCGTCCTGCCCTTGTCCCCGAACAGGCTTGGTATCTGGATGGTCGGGTACGGCTTGCCGCAATAGGGGCAAGTCCTAGAAGTTGTAGGCATCGTTGCGGCCCCTTCCCTGCTCGCGCGTGGTGCTGTGGTGGTTTCCTTCCCACGTCACGCAGCACTGCTTCCAGTTCCTGACGGGCTTGCCGTTCTTGAAGTGCCAGTCGCTCGCCTCGTAGTAGTCAAAGAATTGTCGTGCGTCGAAGTGGTAGCCCTTGGCCTCGATGTGCGCTTGGACCTCTTCGATGGTCGGTGGTACGAACGTCTTGCGCTTATTTTGTTTCTTAGTCTTTGGTACTTCAGTACTTACTTCTTCAGTATTTAATTGTGCTTGGTTTTCTACCTGTTGAGATTCTAGGGGTAGATTTTCTATGCCTTGTTTTCTAGGTGCTTGTGGTGTCTCGTGGATATCGTAAACGTATTCAATCCTGCCTGTTTCTGTCTGGTTTGGGTAGAGCTTGGTCACGGTCACGTATCCCGCGTCGGTTAGCTCTTGAAGCGCCGACTTGACCGCGCTCGTTCCCTCCTTGCAGATTGCCGCAAGCCCAGCGACGCTGTACTTCCAATCGTCGGGCAGCGAGAGAATGACGGACAGAAGCCCCTTGGCCTTGAGCGTGAGATTCTTGTCTCGAAGATGGTGGTTGCTCATGACCGTGAAGTCTTTGGTCTTGTGAACCCTAAAAACTGCCATAGATGCCCCTAAACAAAACGCCCACCCAGACTGATTGCGGCAATCTGGGCAGGCGCTCCGTTATCTGTAGTATAGCACAACGATGCCGCAATCATCGTTACTGCTTAATTATAGCCTACTTTGGCCCCATGATGCTGCGCCATGCGGCATAGGAAGCTGCTTCGATAGTCTTTATCCAAATTGCCTCGGTCATGTCGGAGTCTACTACGGCCTTTGTGCGTTCGAGAATCGTTGAGTAGACGTTTACGCCCTCTTTCAACTGCCTGTCGCTGATGCTACAATCCGTGGCCTTCTCCACCAGCCACCAAAGCCTCTCTGCGGCTTCTCTCGGGTCTTCCAGCCCGTCGATTCTGCCGTCATCGATAAGCTCCGCAATCATTCTGACCGTGGTGGAATTCTTCTGGGCGCTGGATGCGCCCTTCCTGTCAAGCTCCTCCTTGAGCGCGTTGAGGGAACTCATGACTCCTCCCCTCTCACTTTTGCCAGCTCCTGAATGTTCTCGTCCGTCATTCCGTCGAAAGGCTTGCCATTGCACACGGTAGGCCCGTAAATACGCACGAGGTTGGCAGGTCTGCCCTCACTCGTTCCAACAAGGCCGCAGAGGTAGTTCGTGTACCTCTGATACACATAATCCCAACACTCCAGTCCGTCCTCATTCACCCAGCTATGGCGGCCGAGAGTTCTACTGTCGTTGTCGTAAATGAGCATTGCGCACGTCGAGACACATTGCCCTTGTCTGTACGGGCAGTAGACATCCTTCAAATCGTAGTTGTTAATCTCTTCCATCTGTCCTCCTAAAACAAAACACCCGCCCAGTTGATGCCGCAACTGAGCAGGTGTCTGTTTGACAAAGTATAGCACATTAACGATGCGGCATCATCGTCGGCTATAGACTATAGCACATTTTCCTCAACTTGGTCTGGCGAATCCCTGAGGTAGTACCTCGCGTACCTAATCGGGTGGCCGAAGCGGTCAGTTCCCTCGCAGGTGACCGTCTCGATGTCGTACCCCGCCTTCCGAAGGTTGAAGATGATGACGCTGAGCCTCGTGGCCCCGAAGTTCTGGATGGCCTCCATGCTGCTGATGCTCGCGTGGGTCTTGAGCCAGTCAAGCACGGCCTGAGTCTTGGTCATTCCCACTCCTTAGATGTAGTTGATTCCGAACAGCTCGCGGAAGTCATCAGGTGACTTCCCGTTTCGCTCGCACCATCGCCGCTCGCAGTCTTCCTTGAAGAACTGGTCGAGCTTTCGGTCGAAGTGCACTCCGAAGTCGCTCATGTTGTGGTGCGCGGGGCACAGGTACACCCAGCACCCCTCGCGGTCCGATATCGGCCTTCGCCCGTTCCCACCGTAGATATGATGCAGGTGGACCTGCGGGCTGTGGCAGATGAAGCACTCCCGCTCTTCGCCGTAAAGGCTCCTACCCCTAGCCATCACTCGTTCCAATCTGTCGGTTCGACCCACTTCATGCGGGCTATCTCCTGCGGCGTTGCCACGTCGATTCCCTGAAGGACGCATTCCTCGCGCATGCCGTCGATGAGGCGGCTGAACTCCGAAGAGTCCATCTTCGAGCTGCCCTTGTACACCCTCACGTGCTTGAACAGCTTGCCGTTGGCCGTGCCCTTCCCGATGATTTCGTAGTACTTGAAGTACGACGATATGGGCACCTCGTCGAGCACGCTGAACACCTCGTGCACGCCGTAGTCCCTGAGCATGTTGAAGTGGACCTCATGGTCTGGCATCCGCAGCTTCGCCGCGAGCTTGTTGAGCATCACCCAGTAGTATGCGTTCTGGGTCAGGCTCCTGCGCCTCTTGACCTCCCTGACCTCGTACCGCTTGTCCGAGTCCTGATTGGCGAGCCACGCTATGCACTCGAATATCGTCCCCTGCACTCTTTGCCTCCACGCTACCAAACACGCTCTCCACTAGGCTTAGCACGTCAAAAGGGCATGTCTTCGTCGTACACTTCCGCGATTGGCGGCTGCGCGTACTGCGGAGGCTGCGCGTATCCCTGCTGAGGCTGGTATGGCTGCTGGTACCCCTGCGGCGGGTATCCCGATGGCTGCTGAGAGCCTGAATACGGGGGCGTTTGGCCGTTCGATGGGTAATTAGTCGAACCGTTGGTTTGAGGGCCGGATTCGGCCTTCTGTTGCCCCGCTAGGAACTCAACCTCGTCAACGATGACCTCAATCTTCGACCGCTTCTGGCCGTCCTTCTCCCACTGGCTCCAACGCAGCTTTCCCTCGATTGCGACCTTCATGCCTTTGGTCAGGAATCGCTGAAGGGCGTTGGCTCGGTTGCCGAACACCACACAGTCGATGAAGTTGGGGACGTCTTCCCACTCGCCCGACTGCGGGTTGCGGCGTCGGTCGTTCACCGCCACTCCGAACGAGAGAATCTGGGTGCCCGACTGGGTAGCCCGCATCTGTGGGTCGCGGGTCAGGTTGCCGCTGATGTTCACCCTGTTAATCGACATTCTCTTCCTCCTGCTCGTCGTGGACGACTACCTTGTTGCACCGCACAATGTCGCGCGTCTGCTTGATTCCAGATGGGTCGGTCCACGTGCGCTCGGACAGCGAGCCGAATACCTCGACGTCCTCGCCCTCCTGCATGAACCCCTCGAACTGGTCAACCACCGAGTCGAACGCAACGCAGTCAACGTACTTGTCACGCTTGTACCCAGCCACCGCCAGCGTGAAGTTGAACACGGGGCTTCCGCTCTTGGTGTGTCGGACTTCCGAGTCGCGCAGCACCTCGCCGCGCAGGTGCACGAAGTTGTCAGGCATCTCCATTACTGCTCCTTCCCGTATCCGTCCTCGACGTGGGTGAAGACAACCTTGCCCATATCGTCGTTCCTGATTGCCAGACCGACTATGCGGCCATCGACAACCTTTATCTTTGCCACCGAGAAATGGTCGTAGCACTGCATCTTGCCGTTCTTGCCCTGCTTGAGCGACTTGCACTTGTCGGCATAGACGAAGATTCGCGGGGCGGTGTAAAGCTCGCGCCCGATTCCCCACGTGAAGCACGCACGCTTGAAGGCGTCGCTCGCCTCGCCCTTCTGGGCCTCCATGTTCGATGGTGCCCCTGCGTTCGACTTCCAGACCCACATAGGCCCACGGTCGTAGTCGGTGAAGATTCCCACCTTGCAGAAGAGCGTGTTCTTGTGCTCGTAGTACTCGCACTGCCAGTTCTCGGCACCAACCGTCTCGTCAAGGATGCGCATGTCGCAGCGGGCGTCCTTAAAGAGAAGCAATTCGACCCCAGCATTAGTCACACGAGCGACACGTACCTCGATATCCTTCTCCGTTAGCGGTCTGAAACTAATACCCATCTCTACTCCTTCTCTGGTGGAATCCAGTCAACCATCGGCTGTCTGCCACCTCGTCTCTTTCTGTCGGTCAAAAGCTTGTAGACTATGCCCCTGCCCCTATTGTCCCTCATGGCTAGGACAGGAATCGCACCCGCCTTCTCGCAGTAGTCCATGAAGTCGTTCCACTCCTTCGGTGGCAGCTTGCCGTCTGCCTTGCACTGAATCAGGACGTCAACGTCTCGGCTCATGCAGTAGACGTCTGCTGGTGACTTCGATGCGGGTGACCGTACCGCCACGAACCCCCTTCCCCTCATGTCATCGCGGACGGCGTACTCGAACGCCCGCCCCCTGCTGTAGTTGCTCACGACTTCCTCCGCGTCCTAGTCCTTCAGCGCCTTCGCACGAGGCCTCCCGACGCTCTGCGACCCGTACCGACTGCGAATCTCGTCCATCGTGAACTCGCCCCGATGCCTGCGCTTCCAGTTCTTCGGTGCCTTGTACCACAGGTGCTTCTTCGGTGCCCAGCGCATGCCCATGGCCTTCAGGCCGTCCTTGTGCTCGCGCGTGTTGCCGCCGACCCACAGCCACGAGCCGCAGACCTCAATCTCAAGCCCGTCCATGCGAATCAGCTGCTCGATGATTTCCACGAACATGTCCGTCACATCGTCGGGCGCGTCTTGGGTCCAGTCGGTGTAGGTGCCGCCGTCAGCCGACTCGTGGATGTTGTAGTTGTGCTTGCGCAGGTAGTCCCACTCGGCGTTGACTGCCTTCATGGCCTCAAGGTCGCCGTCAGGTCGGTCTGGATGCCAGCGGAGGCACAGCCTGTGGTACTGGCGCTTGGCCTCTTCGATGGTGGTGGTGTGGTCTGCCTTGAAATACGTGAACTTCATCTCAAACTCCCGTCTACTATGTCCTGCGTAGGGCCTAGTATAGCACATTCATAGGCCCCGTTCAACCCTGTCCTAGAAGCGATGGTAGGTACTCATCTTGTACCAGTGGATAGCATTGAGGCGAAGGTGCTCGTCTGGGTCATCAAGTTTCGCCCTCTCGAAGAGGTCTCGGTGTTTGACAACCTCGTCCCACTCCTTCTTGGGGACGAAGACGAACTGCTGAGGTACGTCATCTTCGGAGACTCCTAGGTGCCTGACGTCTATCATAGCCATGTTGGCATCGTGTCCCAGCTCGTAGAGGCCGTTGCTGGTGTCCATCGGGTCCATGACACCCGCCAGCTTCGTCAGGTTCCAAGCGGTCCTCTGCGCCTTGTTGCTCTTCATGCCATACTCCCGTCTACTCTGAGGGGTTTCTTCCTCCCCTCTTGCTAACTCTAGTATAGCTTATAGCGAGCGGCAACGTCAAGCGAGAATCCGAAGAAAGTCGGATTTAGCCACCACTTGCCAGATGCTTCTCGAATATCTTGCGATACTCCGTCTCGTGGTCTTGGGCAGCTGGTCGCAAATACGGCTTCTCCTTGCTGCGGCTGGTGCCTAGCTCGACATACGGCGCGTACTCCACGTTGGTTCCGATGTAGACAGCTTCCTCGCCCATGTCGATGATATGGGTCACCGAGTTGCGCAGACGGCCAGTATCGACCGAATGGTTCTCAGTCAGCTTCTTCTTTGCGAAGCCTTCTGCCGCAAGTCCGACTTCTTCAAGTGCAGACGCAAGCGCTCTGTCCAGAGCCTCTTCGACAGTCTTGATGTTGTTCTCCCGTATGATGACGTTGTCGATGGACTCGCCCTCCATCGCGCTCATTTGAATTCGATTGCGACGGCTGTCCTTACTTGTCTTCGCCATCAGTAGTCTGCTCCTTCCTTTTCTGTGGGCCTATGTTCTGTGTTCTCAGCATTTCAATTTTGCGTTTAGGAGTTTCGGTGCTGTCATCCTTAACCTCGTCTCCCATGGTCACGATTGGACCTATGAGCTTTCCGTCCTTGTAGGCATAGAGGATGCCTGTCTCTGGGTCTCTCTTGAACTCTATCATCACGGCTCCCTTATGATTAGCTTTGTGCGGTTTAGAATGACTGTGTAGCTGCCAGACGCGCCGTGCCCCTCGGCGTTTATCGCGTCGTAGCCCATCGCGGCCGCCTTGCTGCCGTCGTCTAGGGACGCAGTGGCGAGCCTGACCTCCTCAATTGCATCTTTGTACTTGTCCCATGCCTTGCCTTGCGCTTCGATGAATGCGTCGTATCCGTCTGGGTCCTCGCGTTCCCAGCTCTTCGCCAATTTGAATGTGCTGCCTGACCTAGTGCCGCCACACTCTCGGACAACGGCTGCTGCCTCCCTGTCGGTGAGCCTCGGGTTGGCCTTTTTCACAACGCCTAGGAATGAATCCGCCTCTGCCCTTGCGAACTCCGCATCTATATCGGCATATCTGATTATCTTTGCGCTCGGGTCGAGCGTCATGGTCTCGACATACGCATGCTCAGCCCCTCTTGATTCGTTGAGGCTGATATAGTGCTGCATTTCCTCCTTTATGCCGTCGCTGAGCTTGCCCATGTAATCCGCAGCGCAGTACATGCCCTGGCCGTACTGGGAGCCGCCCGTCGAGCAGTCTACATACCACTTTCCTTCGTAAAGCATCTTGCGATACTCGTCTAGCGTTTCTTGGTCTGGCGCTGAGTATGTCCTTTGGGCTATAAAACCGTTACCACCGTTAGCCGCCTTTACTGCCTTGTCAAACTCGTCTGCGTCCACAATTCGCGGCTTGCCGTCAAATCCTTGAGCGTTGATTACGTCCTCAATCTCGAAGTCGAACTCACTCTCACGGCGCTTCCATGTGCTGAGAATGTCCTTGCCGTCAACGACGCCAGCGGCCTCCTTGCGCTTCTTCTCTACCTTCTTCCCGTGCTTCCACTCGTCGTATGTCATTCCGTCTGGCAGCTTCGCCCAGCTTCGGTTGTCTTCCTCTGCGATGGAGGGGAGCCATGCGACGAGCGTGCATCGGCAGTTGTAGACCATCTCGCCCAACGCTGTGGGGTCACCCGGGAACCCGATGCTGTACTTGTCACCGTAGCCGTCTGGTACGAAACGCTCGCCCACTGGCACGTGCTCGCCGTCCAGCAGCCTGTGGGTGATTCGGGTCCGTTCGTCATGGGTGGCAAGCCACTCCTGCTCAAGCTCGATTCCGATGTTCTGTGCGCGACGGTAGCTGTCAATCCTGCCAGCGTTCTCCGCGCCAGTCAGGGCGGTGCGAGCGGCCCTTGTGGCAGCGGCCTCGTTCGTCCTCATGACTCGGCCTATGCGGTCTGCGGCCCTAGGTATCGACTCGCCCTGAAGCACGCTCTGGGTTATCACGCCTGCGAACTTCTGTCGGTTCCATCGCAGGTCGCGTCCGTTGTCCATCCTGGGGTTAGGCAGTGGTGGCAGAAGGTCTGGCTGGTCCCTTATGAGGCGTCTCACCGTGCTCTGGTCATAGAGGTCAAAGGCATGCGTCTCGTAGCCGATTCCATGCTCGACCTCGAAGGCCGCATAGTTGGCGTTCTCGGCGAACACTGACGGTATCGCGTCGTTCACCGTATCCATGGCAATCTGGTTGGTTCGGTTGGCGTCCTGAGCAAGCGTCTGGGCCATGCTCTGAACAAAGGCCCTGTCGGTGGCTTGGTCCTTCAGCCACCCGTCGTAGTCTTCCTGAGTCGCATCGCCCGACTTGACACGCTGCTTCCACTCGGCGTTTGCCTTGTCGTAGGATTCCATCATGTCATCGAGGCGCTTGCGCATCTCACGTGATGCTTGGTTGTACTGGCGGCGAAACCTTCGCTCAAGCCGTTCGATTTCTTCGTCTGTCCACTCGTGCGCTTGGTCTGCCATATGCTCTCCAAATGCAAGGCGTTGCCCCACACCGCCTAGGGGCCTGTTGGTTTCCGGCTGTTATTCAGGCTCAGCCAGCCCGTGTGGGCGGGTCCAGTCTAGTCTACCAGACCCTTGCGCTTCCTCCACTTTCGGTGCGCGACGAACAGGCCGTGCGATATGCTCTGAATCAGATAGGCCATGGTTTCCTCGCCCGCCTCGTCCTCGCCCAGAAGGGTCATGTGGGCCACTGCGGCGTGGTACGCCTCGTGGACGAGCAACCCCAGCTCGGATTCCTCCCTGCCAACGTAGGTCATGAGCACAAGGGCCTCGCCGTCACGGTAGGTCATCTGTCCCTCGGTGTCGAACAGCTCGGGCTTCTCGCCGTACTGCTTCTTGTAGTACCTCTTGAACTTCTTGCGGCTGTGGAACAGTCGCACTTCTGGCATCATCAGGCCTAGGTCGCTATTCGCCCTCATTCTCACCCTCCCCGCCGACGCCGAACCGCTCCATGTCGGCGTCCTCGTTTGCGAGCATCACGGCGACAACCTCGTCAGGGGTCAGGTTCGGCAGCTTGCGAAGGATGGTCGCCTCGTCCAGCCATGCGGCCTCCTGCACCAGCATCTCGACCTGCTCCTTCTGGTTGCTGATTCGCTGCCGCTTGAAGATGGGCGTGTCCTCGATTCCTTGCAGCGCAAGGAGCTGCGTGATTGCGTCGGAAACCCAGTGCTCGAAGTCCGCCGCGTTCTCGTCAAGCGGCTGATATGCCGCGTCGATGTGGTCGTTCGTCGCACCCGCCGCGACGGTGTGGACGTCAAGCCCCCCGAAGTCCTCGTAGATGCGGGCGCGTATGTCATCCAGATAGGCCTTGCGGGCCTCGTGCGGTATCTCCTGAGTGTATGGCTCGACGTGACCGCCAGATGCCGTGTCAACGTTGGCAACATGGTTGAGCTTCAGCTTCTCTAGGAACTCCGCCAAGTCCTCGTCATCCATGCCGCCGTAGTTCTCGACAAGCCAGAAGATTTGGGCGCAGTCGCTCAGGTCGTTGGCGAACCCAGACTGTATAAGGTCATACGAGTCGATTGCCTCGCGCATGCCGACAAGAGTGCTCTGCTTGAGGCGAGAGCCGTACATGCGAACAATCGGCAGCGAGCTGTAGTTCTCCTCTATGACGTCGAGCGCGTCATCGTCTGCCTCGGTGTACACATACGTCACCTTGTAGGCCGTCTTCTCCTTTGTCTCGACCAACCTGCCATTGGCATCTGTCTGGTATGTCGTGTACCCGTCCTGCTCGTACAGCACCGCGTTCATCGGTCGGGTTGAGTCGAGCTGCCAGAACCGTATGCCAGCGCGGAGCGAGCCGTCGTACTCGTCAACCAGAGGGACGAACTCTCGCATCGTGAACTCGTGTACTTTATCCAAATCCCAGAACAGGTACGACCAGCCATGGATGAGCGCATGGTACCCCGCCTCGCGCAGCACGTGGTCGAAGTGACATCCCAGCAGCTCCTTCGTCTCGTCGACCGTGCCCTTTGCGGCCTCGTATGGGTCGATGAACGTCACTCCGTTGCCTAGCGAGTACATGCACCGTTGGGTGTTCAGTCGGTTGAACAGGTTGCAGCCTATCTTGTTGTTTGCGACTGTCGGGTCTTCCGTCACCGCGCCCGATGCCGTGTACAGCTTTCGGATTGTGTGCTGGATGGTCACGTTGCGCTGTGCGTCGTACTCGTCGGCAATCTCTGCCATCCTGTACTCGTCGCTGTTCCTGTAGGTGCTGATGGCAGACATGACGAACTTTGCCTTGTCATCTGCCTTCTCGAAGTCGGAATAAGTCAGCATGCGAACTCCCGCCTGACCGTTGGTTTGCCACTCCGTCTATGATAGCAAAAGAGGCCCCGAAGGTCCTCCCTGCCTGACCAACTGTGTGTTCGGTCAGATGGCCGCGAGCACCGCGAACAGGTCTTCGTCATCCATGCCCAGCGAGTAGTCATCAAGCTCGCAGATGAGGCCTTCGCGGGCATTCTCTGGACGCGCGATTCTGGATTTCGGCCAGCCCCAGTCGTGGTTTCGGCGCATGCAACCTAGCGCCACGCTCGCGCGATATGAACACCCGCCAGAGTTTGCTTGCGTCAGAGGCATGGCGGGTACTTGCCTTATGGCAGGCCTTTTACGTGGACTTGCCTAGGTCCAAGGGTTATCACGGCCCCAAGTCGGAAGGCTCTAACGTGCCCTCACGCGGCCATTTTTCCCGCCGTTCCATGGACTCGACAGTTTGTTGGGATGGCTCCCTACAGTCCGCATGTCGCGTCTACGTCGCAACCACTGGTGACCCACGGGCACGTGGGTCAATGCGCCTGCGATGCCCATTCTACCGCAACTCTCGTATCCTGTTCACAACGTTGTCGTATGAGGTCGGATACATCAGGCGGATGGCTTCCATGTGCTCGTCAAGCACCTTCATGAGCGCCTTGTACGGGACTCCGCTGCAAGCCTCAAGGAACTCGGAGCCGTGAAGCTCGTCGGTCACGGCAGCGTTGCCTCCCCTCGGCCTAAGATGGTCGAGCACGGGGTACATGTCGGCAAGCCTGCTGCACGCATAGAACGACGTATCCCGCGTGCTCAGGAACTTGTCGATGGTTTCCTCAATCTCGTCAGGGTCAATCACTGCACAGCCCCCTTATGCACAAAGGCCTACCCAGAGCCTCGGAGGCGGCTTGTACGGCCTCAATCGCATGATTCTCGACTAGCTGTGCCGCCCATTCCTCCACGCCGATTATATCGCCCCTCATCGTCTCTGAGCGGACTCTTGGGAGCAATTCCCACGACACTGTTACGGCATGGGCAATCTCGTGGAGCAGCACGCGGTCAATCAGTGGCGGTCGCAGGCTGTCGAGCATGTATACCGTTCTCCTGCTCGGGTCTGTCGTGGCAAGCCTCGCGGAGCCAGTTCGGTCTATGAGGGAAGGGTCACCCGCAGGCACACGGATGACCCTCCACACATCGCCGTTGATGACGAACGGCCTCATTCCTACATGCCGAACATCTGAAGCACTTCGCGCTTGAGCTGGTCGCGCTCTTCCGCTGTCGCGGACTGAAGTTCCTCGCGGATGTTCTCGATGGCATCCATGTGGCCCATGCGATAGCCACGACGGCGGTTGGCACGGGTGGAGTAGCGGCCCATGGAATCGCGGTAGCCAGAGCGGTTGCCAGAGCCGCCACGGTTGCCACGGTTGCCGTCACGACCGTCGTAGCCCATGCCATCGTCGTAGCCCACGCCCATCATGTCATCGGGCATGTATCCGTAGCTCTCCATGGCATCGGTCACGGAGCAGTAGTACTCCGCCTCGGCTAGGTCCTTCATAGCGTCGAAAAGCTCGTCGGCGCTCATGCGCTCAAGGCCGCGCTCATCGATGACCTTCGTAAGGCGCTCGACCACATCGGACTTGAGGTCATACAGCTTGTCAGTCATTCTTCCCCTCCTTTACTCGTTCACAGGGGCGATGGTGAGGTTTCCGTCGACCACGTTGATTGTCGGCGTGGGAACGAACGTGGGGTCGTTGACGCTTCCGTTGACGTACTCGATGGAGAGCGACGGGCAGCAGCCCCACGGGATTTTGACAATCTTCGTGACGGTCACGTTGCCGTACTCATCGACCGCAGCAGGGGTGAAGATTGCGCGGCTTGACTCGATAGGCTCGCCGCCCGCCGCGATTGCGAGGGCGATTGGCCCGGCCGTACCACCCTCGGGAACCGCGATGTTGCCCGAGAATGTGACCTGGTAGTCGGTGGTCTGCCCGCATCCGCAGCCGCAGGTGCGGTTCAGGCCACGGAGCTGAAAAGCCCCTGTGCCGTCCTCGTGGTAGATGCGGCCACGTCGGCACGGAATCGAGTCGAAGAAGAGAACGGGTCCGTTCAGCGCCACGACCTGTAGCTGAGTTGCAAGGTACTCGCAAGCCATGGCCCACCTCCTAGCCGACGAGGGTGCCATTGCCGCAACCGCAACCGTTGTTGCAGGTGAAGATTGGAGTGCGGCCATACACGGGAGTGGTGGGAACGGGGCAGGCGTTCAGGCGGTTGTAGAGCGCGTCGACCTCGTTTGCGAAGCCCTGCGTGATGAACGCGTTCTGCGCGGCCTGAGAGGCGGCGAGCTGCTGCATGTTGAGCTGCTGGCGCAGGTTGTCGTTCTCGCGGCGCTCGGCGAACAGCTCTTGGTCGCACAGCTTGTCAAGGATGCGCTGGACGCCTGCCGTCTGGTTGGCGATGATGTCGCGCACGCCGTCGGAGAGTGCGGCGCGGTCTGCGCAGTTCTCTGCGAGGATGGTCGAGGTCTGCGCGGCAATCTGTCCTTGAACGCCGTTGAAGCCTTGGCAGAGGTCGGACTGGACCCCGTTGAAGCCCTGCTGCGTGGCGAGCTGGGCGTTGAACGCCTGCTGCATGCTCGCCATCTGACGGGCGTTGGCAGCGGTCTCGGCGTTGGCGAAGCCGCTTGCGACGGCCATCTGCATGTCCGCACAGCAGTTGCAGAGCTGGGTGGAGAGGTTCTGGACCCCGCTGGAAATGCCGTTCAGCGCCATGATTGCGTTCTGGTCGGCGAAGCCCTGAGTCGTGAGCTGGGCCTGATTCAGCCACGGATACAGCTCGTTGCCGCCACCCCAGCCGCCAAAGCCGCCGTTGAAGCCCCCGAGCAGGGCGATGAGAATGAGGACCCACCATCCGTCCCCGTTGCCCCAGCCGCCGCCGTTACCGCGATTACCGCCAGCGCCGTCAGCGACTGCGGCGATATCGGCAAGCGAATACTCGTTCATAGCCATCGTGTTCCTTTCGATATACGGTTTTGAACATCCCTATCCATGGTCGTGTGCACCCGACCGCATAGGCTACATGAGGGGTCTAATCTGGGAGTAGTCAAGCCCGAACTGCTTGAATGCCTCTTCTGGCGACTTCCCCTGACACTGTTGGAGCACTTGGGAGACTGGCATGCTCTGCCCGTTGGGGAGCCTGCACATCGCGTTAGACTTGGAGAGGTGCTCCACCACGGACTGCGGGTTGCCCCCCACTAGGCTCCTGAGCATGCCAATCCTGTCCCGCATCATTGCCGCCTGCGGGCTTGGCTGCTGCGGACGGAACTGCTGCATGAACCCCATTGATTGCCTCCAATGCCGCGCTTACCTTTGCGACGAACTTGTCGTACTCGGTGCGGCTGACGAACTCCGCACCATCAATCTTCACGGGCTTCTCCTCGACATGCGGCGAGTAGTCGATGATATCCACGGTCGGGACGCCAGCGCCGTCCGTGGTAACGACGTAGAACACGCCTCCCGCCGCGTCGAAGAGCGGGTCGCTCTCGCAGTTGGGCGGCATCCCACGACCGAACTGCAAGGCGCTCTGGTAGCCGTTGACCTTCAGCGCCCCTCCGACTGGGTGCCAGTGCTGCTGCCATCCGTTGGCAAGCTGCATTTGCTGCGCTGGAATCGCTGACTGTCCCAATGCGGAACTCGGACCATTAATCGGCAGATACGGGTTCTGCCAAGTGCTCTGGTACGGCTGGTACGGCATCATCGTTCCTCTCTCCTGGCACGCTCTGCAACTATCGTCTCGACGTGAATGCGGTTTGGGCGCATGGCATCCGTGGCGTGAAGCTCCCAGAGCTGCAACCCAGTATACTCCGCAGGCACCTGCTCGTCGAGGACTACTCTCTTGTGGAGTGGGCCGCGACGCTTGGCGAATGACGAAAAGCCCCGACCCATATAGGGCCGGGGCTTCTCTATGCGTCTCTGCGCTGCTCGTGCTTATAGTGCGTCTCGAATTCATGGCCGCACTCGGTGCACTCCCAGAGTATGGTCACCCTGCCGTCAGGAGTGGCCGACTGGCTCACCCATTGCGGCGAATCGTCGCCGCATCTCGGGCACCTCGGGTGCCTTGCATCGTCCAATTGGCATCACCTCTCAGGAGAGCATCTCGTTGACCCTGGCCTGGACGGCATCGTAGAGGTCTCCGAGGGCGGCGCGGCGCTGGTCGCCGTTGCCGAACTCTCCATTGATGGCACGCCGTGCAAGGTCGTCGATATCGGCGCCGCCGGAGGAGCCGCCCTGCCCGCAGAGCTCATTCACCCTCTGCTGCACAGCATCATAGAGATCGCCGAGAGCTGCACGCCTCTGGTCGCCGTTGCCGAACTCTCCGTTGAGCGCGCGGCGTGCGAGATCGTCGATGTCAGGTGCGCTCGATGCCTGTGAGCCGCCAGAGAGTATCTCGTTTACGCGTGCCTGCACCTCGTCGTACCTGCTGCCGAGAGCAGCCTTGCGGTCGTCTCCGGTTCCGAACTCTCCGTTGATTACCCTCTGTGCCAGCTCGTCCACAGAACCGCCTGGTGCCGCTGGCTGTGCCGGCTGCGGAGCAGGCTGGGAAGCGGGAGCTGCAGGAGCAGATGCCCCTCCGGTCATGGAGTCGTACCACTGCTGGGCCCTAGCGACATACTCGTCATGCTGCGATCCGCCCACTGCGAGGGATGCAGGGCA